GCGCGGTGGGCGAACGATGCGCTCCAGCCCGTGGCGAGCGAGCAGCAGTTCGAGATGCCCCTGGTGAATCCCGAGACCGGCGCGCCGACGCCGATCTGGAAGCTGGCCGGGATCGTCGACCGCATCGTGCAGATGCCCGATGGGCGGCTCGCCCTCATGGAGTACAAGACCACCTCCCGCGACTTCGCTCCGGGCGCGGACTACTGGGTCCGGCTCCACATGGATCAGCAGCTCTCCATCTACGTCATCGCGGCGCGTGCGCTCGGCTACCAGATCGACACGATCCTCTACGACGTGACGCGGCGACCGGCGCAGCGCCCGTTGAAGGCCACGCCGACCGAGGCGCGGAAGTACACGAAGGACGGGAAGCTCTACGCGAACCAACGCGACGTTGACGAGACGCCGGACGAGTATGCGGCGCGCGTCGCAGCCGACATCGCCGAGCGACCCGACCACTACTTCGCGCGGATCGAGATCGCGCGGCTCGATCAAGACCTCGATGAGTGCGCGTCGGAAATCTGGATGCAGCAGCTTGCGATTCGCGAATCGCAACGCACCGACCGCTGGTATCGCAACCCTGGCGCGTGCTTCGAGCCCTTCGCCTGCGACTACCTGTCCATCTGCCAGAACCGAGACCTCGACACCGTGACCCCTGCGGGGTTCATTCGGTGCGAGGAGGTTCATCCGGAGTTGCATGCCACGAACGGGGGCTAGTAGCCCGTTCACGCCACGCGCGGGGGCGAGCCCGCGCACTGATAGGAGTAGACCATGAACGAACCGACCAAGACACTGCCTCCGCCGGCGCGCCGTGTCGCACCGGCGACCGCGGCCCCCGCCGCTACGGCAACGCCCGGAGTGGAGTGGAAACCGATCGTCACCACCGGCAAGATCGACGGCCCCCAGCGGGTCGTGATCTACGGGCCCGGTGGCATCGGCAAGTCCACCCTGGCCGCGCTGGCGCCCAACCCAATCATCCTCGACGTGGAGCGCAGCACGATGGAGCTGGACGCGCCCCGCATCGGCAACATCGAGACGTGGGCGCATCTGCGGTCGTTGCTCCAAGGACACGACCTTGACGGCTACCAGACGGTCGTGATCGACACGGCGACCAAGGCCGAAGAGCTGGCCGTCGCGCACACGCTGGCGACGGTGCCCCACGAGAAGGGAACGCGGGTGACCAATCTCGAGGGCTACGGCTTCGGCAAGGGCCAGTCCCACGTCTACGACACGTTCCTCCACCTCCTCGTCGATCTGGACGCGCAGATCCGGGCCGGGCGCAACGTGATCCTGGTTGCTCACGAGTGCAAGGACAACGTGCCGAACCCGGCGGGGGATGACTGGATTCGGTACGAACCGAACCTCCAGAGCCCCAAGAGCGGGAAGGCGTCGATCCGCAACCGCGTCGTGCAGTGGGCCGATCACGTTCTCTTCATCGGCTACGACGTGCTGGCCAAGGACGGCAAGGCGGTAGGCGGGGAGACCCGCACGATCTGGCCGGTGGAGCGCCCCGATCACATCGCCAAGAGCCGCCGGTTCTCGGAGCCCATGCAGTATCGGGACGCCACCGATGCCGCGGTGTGGGACTTCGTGTTCGGAGGTGCCCGATGATCGCGCTCGATCGTGACGGCATTTTCAAGGCGATCCCGCAGTCCTGGGCGATCCGCAAGAACGACCAGACGCAATCGGTTGGGATCTCGATCGAGTTCCTGATCACCGCGCAGCTCGAGGGGTCCGAGTGGACGCCCTGGGCGGGCTACGCGGATCACAGCGTCTGGGGCACGTTCTACGTCGTGAAGAAGGACGGGACGGTGAACCAGTCGGCGGTCGAGCAGTTGGCGCAGTCGCTGGGGTGGAACGGCGATCTGCGGGCGATCACGCTCGGCCCGCCCGCCACCGAGGTGCAGATCACCGTCAAGGAGGAGATCTACGACGGCAAGTCGCGCCTCAAGGCGACGTGGATCAACCCTGGCGACTACTCCCCGCAGCCGAGCGGGGCGTCGCAGGAGGACATGACCAAGCTCCAGACGCGGTACGGCTCGCTGTTGCGCGCCGCCGTGGCGGGGGCGACCAAGAACGGCCCGCCGTTGCAGGCGAAGAAGCCGACCCCGCCCCCTCCGGCGGAGGATTCGGCGGAACCGGGCGACGACTTGCCGTTCTAAACGAGACCCCTGGGCGGAGGGTAACCGCCGGCGGAAGCCGCCTTTCTCCGCCGGCAACAGTTTCGACAGGCCGCACACCACAGCTTCACATCACGACCGGCCTCAAAGGGCAAGAGGACCGTTGGAAACCACGCAGCACATCGACGGGCGACCGTACCAGACGCAGCTCTTCCTGCTGCGCCCGTCGATTGATACGTGCTTCGAGCGGTTTCATGAAGACAACCCGGACGTATATCAAAGGCTCGTCACGCTGGCCCGGAAGCTCAAGGAGCGCGGGCACGCTAGGTGCGGCATCAAGATGCTTTTCGAGGTGTTGCGGTGGCAGCACGCGATGAAGACGGTTGGGGATGATTTCAAGTTGAACAACAACTATCACAGCCGGTATGCGCGTCTGATCATGGAGCGCGAGCCCGGCCTGGATGGGTTCTTCGAGACGAGGGGGTTGAGGTCGTGAGGATTTCAGCGGGGTCCGGTAAATCATCGGCGCCGGGGGCAATGCGGGAAGCAAAGACACGACCCGGCAACCCCGCGTTCTTGTGCCGCCGCCCGGCCTTGGGGAGAGACGCCGAAACACGGCACCGGGCGGCGGCGCTCCTTTCACTTGGTCTGGAGTGTTCATCATGGCGATGAAGCTGATGCTTCACCCGTCCTACCTTGACTCCCCAACCATCGACGCCCTGCCGATGGACGCCCGACTCCACCTCCCCAGGATCATGCTTGGCGTGTCCGACGCCTACGGATGCTTTCCGATCCGTTGCCGGGAGATTCTCGGCAAGTGCTACCCGAACGAGACGGCCTGGCCGGGCGTAACAGAATCGGCCATCAGCGAGTGGTTAGAGGCTTACCAGTCCGCCGGGCTGCTGCAAGTATGGTCCGACGATTCAAGGACTTACGGGTTCTGGCGGTCGTGGGATAAGTTCAACCGGGTTGACTCCAGGTATGGCCGGACAACCCCGGAACCCCCGGACTATACCGGCCCAAATCCGTACCAACGGGGGCCAACTCTCCGCAACTCTCCGCATCTTTCCGCATCTCATGATAGCTTGCGTTCCGGTTCCGGTTCCGGTTCCGGTTCCGGTTCCCAATCCCAATCCGGCTCCGTCTCCGTACAGCCGGAGAAATGCGCGGCGACGGGAGACGCCGCCGGCCTCGCTCCGCTCCCCGCCGGGGTCGACCTCGACGGCCAGGCGACCGACGCCGCGGCTCGAGCCCTGATCCGCCGATGCCGGTCCCACTTTGAAGCCACCCACCACGAGACCGCGCCCGCCGCCTCGCCGGCCGACACCGCCGGGATCCGCGAGCTGCTCAACCAGGTCGAGGCCGACGACGTGTTCCAAACGTGGGAATGGTTCTCCCGAACCCGTCGCAAGCGGGAGACCCTCACCTTCCGCGTCTTCATCGCGTACTTCCAGGACCACGCCGAACACGCGATCGCTGAACACCAACGGCGCGTAAATCAGGAGGCGGCATCATGACGATGTTCGGTCGGAGACAGCAGACGACAACCGCCGAAGCGGCTCCGCCCGCCGTCAACGCGGTCCCGATCTACGAGGACGTTCCGTGCGGACACAACGACGAACTGAAACTCCATCTCCACTGCGGACTGTGCGGCGCGACGTGGAGCGGTCGATGGGAAGATGAGGCCCGGAATGGCGTGCGACGCGCGCTCTACGAGGGCGGCGTGTGGATCTGGCGCAACGCGGACGGGTACACGTTCGCATACCGCTGCCGGTGCAAGGCGGCGATGCAGAACTTCCCGGCGTTGCAGGCCGTGACGGACAGGATGCTTGCACTGTCGCAGGTGCAGGACACGCCCGGACTCGCGCAGTCGCCGGAGTGGTTGGCACGCAAGGCGCGCGGAGAGCGGGCGTTCACTGGGCACGGCACCGAGGGGGCGAGAGCATGAGACTCCGTCACCTCCTCGTCCTCGCCGCTGTCGTGTGGATCGTGGCGGGCATGATCCGGGTCGCGGCCAGCATGGAGACCCAGGCCGCCGCAGTCCGAGAGCAAGCCGCCGCGCTCAACCGCCTCGCCGCCGCACAAGAAGCCGAAACCGAACTAACCCGGCGCTACTACCACGCGCTGCAAGATACCGAATAGGGGGAAACATGAAGACGCTTACCGAGCACCTGAAAAGCCTGGACGCGTGTGATGCCGCGCAGCGGTGGCTTGCGGAACTCAAGACCACAAACCCGGAAGCCGACGCCTCGCTCGCGTGGGACAAGTGCGTGCGCGGAGACTGGATGCTGTGGCTCGCAGCCAAAGCGGGAATCGACCGGAGCGCGTTGGTACTTGCTGCGTGCGACTGTGCGCGCACGGCGTTGCCGCACATGAAAGACCCGCGCTCACTCAAGGCGATTGAGACTGCGGAAGCATGGGCACGCGGAGAGGCTACGATCGAGGAAGTGCGGACAGCCGCCACCTACGCCGCCGCCGCCGCCGACGCCGCCGACGCTGCCTACGCCGCCACCTACGCCGCCGCCGCCGCCGACGCCGCCGACGCTGCCTACGCCGCCGACGCCGCCGACGCCGCCGCCTACGCCGCCGACGCCGCCGACGCCGCCACCTACGCCGCCGCCGCCGCCGACGCCGCCGACGCTGCCTACGCCGCCGACGCCGCCTACGCCGCCGACGCCGCCGACGCCGCCGACGCCGCCTCCGACGCCCGAAAGGACGCGCTAGCGAAATGCGCCGACCTCGTTCGCGCTCGCATCCCGTGGCAGATCGTCAACGATGCATTGATCGCGATGGACGATGCAGAGGGGGAACGATGATTGACATCCTGAACCGATACACGAAAGCCGTCCTGTACCACAGCGACACAGCAGACACGATTGCAGCCGCCGTGGTGGAGGCAGCGGCGAGCGGGGCCGACCTGAGAGGGGCCGACCTGAGAGGGGCCGACCTGAGAGGGGCCGACCTGAGAGGGGCCGACCTGAGAGGGGCCGACCTGAGAGGGGCCGACCTGAGAGGGGCCGACCTGAGAGGGGCCGGAGTCATACGCATCATCTCCAACTACGAGGTGACGCTGTATCCGGGCAAGAATGGGCCCGAGCTAGCCTACGGTTGCGAGCGTCATCCGCTCGCGGACTGGCCCGCGCTCGTTGACAAACTGTGCATGAAGCACAACCGCCCCGATGTTGCCGACGAAATCCGAGCGATCATCGAACTGTGCAAGACGGTGAAGCAGCCGGTATTTGAGGATGCCCGATGAGCGAACCGTGGAGAGAAACCGTGTGGGAAGTGTGGTCACAGTCCATCGCAGAAGCGGCGGCGTCACCGCCCGAGGGCGACGGTGAAGTGATGCTGTTCGCCGGTAAGATCCGCGCCGCCGCGCTCGAGGAGGCGTGCAAGGCGGAATGCGTTCGTTGTCAACGAGGAGACCCGGTCATAGAGCTTGCCGTCTACAAGAGCGTTGAATGGAAGTTTGGGCATGGTGATTTGTGGCAGTCAGACGATTACATATCGCGCTGCAATGCTTGGCGCATCCGCGCCAAGATGGAGGGGGAATGAAGCCGACGCCGGGACCGTGGGAGGTTGAAAACCAGACTTGCATCACCGCTGGCGGTTACATCATTGATGCCGTGTGCGGTAACGACACGTCTACACAGCAAGACGCAGCCAACGCCGCCCTGATCGTCGCCGCCGTCAACGCCTGCTTCGCGCAGAACGCAAGCGACCCGATCAAGGTCGCGGAGAACGTGGGGAAGATGGTGGAGTTGCTCAAGGTGCTTGCAAGCTGGGCGTCGATGCGATCTCACCTTGACTGCAACTGCGATGACTGTCAGGCCCGCGCCATCCTCACCGCCTGCGGCATCGAGTGGAGGGAGACGAAGTGAACGAGTTCTTGACCTACGCCGTTTGTGAATGTGGAGCCCATCGCTATGCGCCGCACGGGAGCCTATTTCACGCCACGACTGGCGGCGTAG